GATTTTCCTGCTTCAATTGCAGTATCAACGATCCAATCAAGATTTTCTTCGTCATAATCCCACTTGTCTTTGACATATTCTACGAGCTCATCGTATTCTTCTTCTGAGAGATCTTCAATTTCTGGAAGAACATCTTCAATGTCATCTACGGCTTCAAACAGTTTCTTTACAGGATCGATGAAATATCTTGCATCACTCCATGTCATTTCTCCATCCTTTTGTGCTTTACCGACTGCTTCAACGAATGAGAACATAAAATCTAATATATCCTTCGTTTCTTCGATACCTCTTGTTTCTGCCATGTTATCCCTTCTCTTGTTGTTTTTTGATTCTTTTTAAAATCATTTTACGTTTACGCATCGCAGCTTTTAATCTATACCCCGATACATTATCTATAAAAATCTCTCCGTCCATATGCTCGGATTCATGTTGAAAAATCCTTGCAGACAGTTCGATGAAATTTCCTGCCTGTTCTTGTCCGTCAGAAAATTGAAATCTAGTGGACACTCCGTATGCACGTTCTATGGCCACATACAAGCCTGGATAGGACAAACAACCTTCTTTCATAAAAGTTGTTTCTTCGCTAAACTCTGTAATTTCTGGATTGAAAACCACTACTGGATCATACCCATTCATCATTGCAAATGCAGTAACAGGAATCCCCAATTGATTTGCAGATAAACCATATCCACGATGATGAAACATATTTTCAAGCAACTGTTTCTCCAATTTCTCTGGATCAACTTGTGGGCTATCAAAATCAAAAACATCTGGCACTTCCCTTAAAAAAGGATCGTCTTCTTTTACCAGTTCACATATCAAATCACTCATGTTGCCTCTATCTTGCTAAATTGTTTTTCTTTCGCAAATTTAATTGTCGAAATGAATTTGTCAAAAAGTATCTCCCCCTTATGAGAGATCACAAACACATTTGTATTTGCATCAAGTGTATTGATGATTTTCAGAAATGCATCTGTTCCTTCTGCATCTAAAGATGAATCAAATACTTCATCCAAGATCAAAAGATTCGTGTTCACACTATTCTTGAGCTTTGCAACCATTCTCCATGTGAACAATAGTGCAAGATCAATTCTCATCTTCTCACCTTCAGAAAAAGATGCATACGAGAATTCATCACGATACTGAGATTGAATCGTTTCATTGAAGTTCTCATCGATTGAAAAGTTGATAAGAAAGTCAAGTTCGTTTAAATATTTATTTACATACTTGTTTATGATAGGTACGTATTGTCTTATAATCTTTGTTTTAATGCCGGAGTCTCTGAGCAGTTCATGGGCATATTCATGGAGTTTTTTCTGTTCCGACAACTTTGCATAATCCTGTAAAGATTCTTCTAAATTCACTCTCAATGTGTGTAATTCTTTCTCTATCGAATTATCATTTTTTTTCTCATTCTTGAGTTTATCAATTTCCCTTTGTGTTCTATCAATATTCTCTGCAAGAGATTCCATCTTAGATTGTATTCCTACAAGTTGCTTGTTTTTCTCAACAACTTGTCCTCCGATTTCCCGATACTCCTTCAATGTCTTTTCTAAAGTATCAATCTCTGTTTGAATCTTATCCAGGCCATCCTTCTTCTCATCCATCTTCTTAGATATGTCAATCACCCTCTCTTTCTTAAACTCATCATCGATGACTTGTTTACAAGTTGAGCAAGTAGAATTCGTTTCATAAAAAGATATTTCGGTTTCTTCCTGTTTCAGTTTGTATTCAATCTGATCTTGAACCTTTTCGTAGTCAGCAGATTTCTTTTTGACAGAATTCTCATCTGACAGTTTTTCACCAAGAGTTCCTATTTCTGATTGAAGTGCAACCATTGAAGTCTTGGCCGTTTCTTTTTCTGTTTCAAATCGTTCAATCTCCTTTTCTTTTTGGGAGATGACCGATTTACTATCTTCCTTCAATCTCTCAATATAATCCTCTTGGATCTCAATCTTCTGCTTATACAATCCCTTCTCAATTTCCAGAGTTCCCATATCGTTTTTCAACTCAGAATTCTTGGATTTCAAAATACCATTCATTGAAGAGAAAATTTGAATGTCCAGAAGATCCTCTACGATAGTTCTCCGATCTGACTGCTTCAGTTGCATGAATGGCTCAAAGGAAGAATTTCCAAGAACAACTATCTGAGTGAAAGATTTGTAATTCAACTTGAGAATCACCTTTTCCAAATAGTCTTGATAATCCCGATTGTTTGCGAGTTGATCTATCAGTTTTCCATCCTGTAGAATCTCAAACTTATTAGGTTTTATCCCTCTACGAATTGTATACTTTCTCTTCCCGATAGTAAAATCAATTTCAACAAGCAATCCCTTTTCGTTAATTGTGTTGATTAACTGAGCTTTGTTGATATTACGAAATGGTTTACCAAATAATGCAAAAGTCAATGCATCTAAAATTGTTGACTTACCAGATCCATTTTCACCTATTATAAGAGTGGTTGCCGATCTGTCTAAGAGAACAGTTGTTGGGGAGTCTCCTGTAGAAAGAAAATTTCTCCAAGAGACTTTCTCAAATACTATCATTAATATTAATTATTTTCGTTTAAGAGTTGTGGGTTGGATGTTTCAAAAGGATTGCTTTCACTCCTTAGACCATCTTTCAATGCAATAAGAATCATTTTATTGAGAGTGATTCCTCTCCCATGTGCCAACATTGATAATTTCAAGACCATATCATCGGAAATTTCTAATGTTATTGCTGCCTGTGATTCTGGTTGAATTACTTTACTTTTTGTAGTTTTAGAAGTCAATCGATTTTCTTTAGCTCTTTGTCTTTCTAACTCATCCATATCATAATTTGTCATTTTGCTGTTCCTCCTGTTGTTTTTTATATTCCTCTTGTTCTGTTTTACTTGAAAATACTACATTGAAAGAAACACTTCTTCTCTCTCCCTTTCCATCTGGTGTTCTAAATGGATATACCCAATGTTGTTGAGATGCAGGAAATATATAAAAATCTCCTACTACTGGCTGAATTGTCATAATTGGAGTTCCCCAACGTGGATCTTTACCTGCGACCCCCGCAAAGTTTATTGCACCATCATCTTCTGTTCTATTGAATTTACGAGTAGGTGAGTATTCTGGAATTTTAAGATACATAACTGCGGAAAGATCACATTTTGTATGAATATGAGCAGGATTATATTCATTGTCTTTTTGAGATATGATCCACATCGAAAGCATCTGAGTATACCATTCTTCTGCAAGAATTGCCGGTCTGTTAAATGGTTCAGCTTGACATTGTGCTTGAACTACATAATTCCTTGCAACATCCATGAAAAATCCCAATAACTCTTCTTTTTCTAAAATAGAATGATCTACCCAAAGTTCATCCTTGATTTGTCCTGCAAGAAATTCTCCATGACTTTTTTCATTTTCTACATTGTCTACTATTTCATCTGTAATTCTCAACATTTTATCGAAAATTGGTTGAGGCAATTGTGTCTTCATCACAAAGGTAGACCAAGGCTGTAACAAATCAAATTGCATTTTAAATTGTTCTTCATTTTTCTTTGCAACTCGTTCTGCTCTCCTTCGTTCTTGTCTGGTACTCATACTGTCTCCGCAGTTAATGCTTCATTATATAGATTTTGCATCAATAAATTCAACTCATCTTTGTTTTCGATTTGTAGTCCATCAACACAACTCTTTATCACACTCATTGTGTCTTCCACATCTTCCATATTCTCTATGTCATCTCCCAAATCTTCAATGTCAAATAAATTGTCCACTACTGAAATATGACCAACTCCCACATCCAACAACTTGTCCATTAGAGCCTCAAACATATAGGAATTGTTTCTGTTCTCAATTATAATTTTTACATAACAATTTTCGTATCTGGACACATCCCCATAATCTACTTTTTCATCATTATAATAGATCTTATGAAACATGGAATATGGATTTTCTACAAACTCCGTTTGCATCGTTTCCGTATCGTAAATGTGGAATCCCCGCTTGTCATTATAATCACTCCATGTGATCTCGTAAGGATTTCCAAGATATGTAATGTTTCCAGTAGTAGAACGATGGTGGAAGTGTCCAGAAAATACTTTCTGAAATGTTTTGAACATTGATTGTGAATGTCCATCAATTGCAAAAGAACCTTTGTGCTGTTCGATACCTTCAATTTGAAGATGTCCAAATGCAACTGGTACTCTTGTTTTCTCAATCAATTCTTTTGTCTGATCCTCATTGTCATCACAAATCCACGGCAGGAACAATACTTTGTGATCTTTGGTCAATGATACTTCACTTGGCTCTGCATAAACTGTTACATGATCCATTCCCCTTGTCAACTCTGTCATGGAGTTCACAGCAAGAGTGTTCTTGTAATAGATGTCATGATTACCGACAATGATCGAAATATTACCACCCATTTCCTTGAGAGGATTGAATAGAATATCCTTCATCGAATTGAGAGTTTTATAGTTGATGAATTTTCTTCTGTCAACCACATCACCCAAATGAATAACTTCTGTTATTCCTTTTTCTTTCAGCGTAGGAAAGAATATATTCTCGTAAAATTTTCGGAAAAAATCTGTAAAAATTAAACTATCGTTTCTTGCACCGAAATGGGTATCAGTAATTAATGCAACCTTCATGCTTGTGCTTCGTTAATGAATGTAGTTAATGGAGAAAATGAAACTATGGTATCATCTTTTTTAGGTGTAGGTTTAACTCTTTTCTTGGCCTTTTTCTTCTCTTCAAAGGTAGCAATGAAATCATATATTGATGCTCGTTTGTCTGAAGATAAAGGAGATGCACCAGAAGAAATTGCTCCTGCATCCATTGTCGTACCCATATCAGAATTGTCTTCAAGAGAACTAAACTCATCCATCGTTTTATATTTGATGTAGAGTTGTTTCTTTTCTTTTTCAATTCGTCTAAGAAATGCATAATAGGTAATTTGAGTAAAATATGCAAATGGATTACTCGATTTTTCGTGATCGAAATTACTTGCATACATAACACAATTCTCAATTCCATCACTCACCATCTCTTCACGAAATGCGTAGTTTATAAAATTTGGTCTATGCGATAATCTTTCTGCAATTTTTAGAAAACACTCTCCTGCATAATCTGGTATCATTGGCTTCTGTTCTTCACCATTTTCTTTACCATCCAAAAATGCATTTCGATATTCCGTCATAACTTCTAAAAACTTCTCATTATCTACATAATGCTGTTTTTTCCTTGCCATGATTTAAATCCTTTCTTGAGTTCATTATAATATTATACTAAATTCTGTCACGAATGTCAAGTTTAAAATTAATTAAATTTAATCTTGACTTTTCTTGTAAAATCTGTTATACTGAGTCTGTACGATTTGTAAATGAAATTCTACCTACCCTTGATTGGAATGCTGTATATGCGATATGGGAAATGTTCTGATGTGTATATTTTTACTCTCTCCATGAAATGGTTTAGAGTATAGTTTTTTCTCTCTGAATGCATTAAATCATCGGAAATGTCGTAAAGACTCGCAGCCTCTTTTGTTTCCGATTTCCTTAAACCTCGACCTATCGATTGCAAGTTTCTAATACGAGATTTAGAAGGAGAAGCGAACACAATGTTATGAATGTTCCTAATGTTGACGCCGGTACTGTATACACCATAAGAAGCACAAATGATTGCATCCTTCTCACCTTCGACAAGTTCTCTGACTTTTTCTCTTGAATCTGCATCTGTTCCTCCATAAACAAAAAAGATTTTCCTAGACGGATCAATGATATTTTTCAATATCGAATGTAAAATATTTCCATGCTTTTCTATGAATTGGAAGAGCACTAATGTATTTCCAGTAAGTCCTTTTACTAGATTACAAATGTAGTTGTTCCGTTCTGGATGTCCTACCAAAAAATCAATCTCCTCTTGATAGCTCATTCCCGATACTTCTTTACATTCCTGTTTGTTGTATTTGAGAACGAGACAACGGATTGAGATTGATGATAATGTTTTTTCCTTAATTAGTTCTTTGGTGCTTGTTACTTTCTTCGTTGCACCAAATAACCCCTCTAATATTAATTTATGCACCTCTATTTCATCTAATGTTCCAGTTGTTCCGATTCTGTAAGGTGCATTTTCCAAGTTCTTCATAATCTTGGTAAGTGATTTGGCCTTGTAAAGATGTGCCTCATCTCCTATTACCAATCGAAAATCTGTGAAGAAGTTCTTTTTCAACTCAAACAATGACTGCCATGTTGAAATTATTATTGGTTTCTCTGTTTCTTTTTCTTGACCACCAAAAATTTTATGGACATTTTCTTCGACTTGGAACGAATCATCTGCTTTTGCATATGCTTCAAAATCTGAATACATCTGACTTACCAGAGAAAGAGTCGGCACAATAACCAACGACTTCTCAGGGAAGTAATAACGAATCAGATAGTAGATAATGAGAGATTTTCCAGATGCAGTTGGAGACAGCAACAAACATCTCTGCTTGTCTATCGAATGTCTAACTGCAAAACTTTGGTAATCTCTTAATTTGTACTCACAGGGAAATGATGTAAGGAATTCAAAATATTCATCATTGGAGATTTTTTCAAAGTTATCTCCTGTATTGTCTATTATCTTATATTCACGATCATTCGCAAATCTAGTTATCTCTGGTTTGAGTCCTGCGTAGATTCGATGATTGTCCATGTTGAAAAGATATACATATCCATCCCATTTCTTCCTTCGATACATGGGCATGAATTGATATCCGTTTGGCCGGAATCGAAAATAATGATTCAATTCCATCTTCACTCCAGGCTCACAGTTGAGTCTCACAAAGACTTCTGTGTCCTTTTCCATAACAATCTCAGTATTCATCCAAGACCCGCTACAAATTTCCTCCAATTGATTGCATTGTTGATATGGAAACTTCTATTCTCAATCATTGAAAGTACTGATTTCAAGTAATCAACTTTACCTTTCTGTTCATTCATAATTTTTTCGGCCTTTTGAAGAACATCATCTGCAGCAACATAGTGTCGTTCCAGTTCAGTTTTGGATATACGGATGTTATGATCTGGTGCTTTTCCGTTCTTGGAAATGACCACTTCCCATCTTTGCTGAAAGAGAACTTTCCAATGAGTTTCAAGATCACTCATTTTTCGTTTCTCTTTTGAGTATATGTCTAAGTATTTTTGATGTACGTTTGGTATGTTTAAAGATTCGTTGTCCAAATCTGTATCATCAATATGAGAGTCCTCCCCCCACATTTCCATAATTTCTTCAATTGTCATAATAACCTTAGTTATTCAATAAGTTTTTAACCTCATAATTTTGATAACGGAATGATGCCGTTGATTGAAAGTATTCTACATCTTGAGCCGAACTATCAAAATCTAATGCAGAAATAGTAATAGGAAATGCTTCATAAAAATGAAACTCCATTTGAGGATTCATGCCACTTGTTAATACTGTAAGAACAATAGTTGAATATCCTCCACCTCTTGGATGAAGTGGATTTGAATCTCTTAATACCCGATATTTTTCATGACCCTCTGCAAGACCCATTGCAATAATTCTATTATAAATCTCAGACCAATTTTTCAAATGCTCATCGACAATAAACCGAACAGTCAATTCTTCAAACGAAACTTTATTTCCTGCAACGGGCAAAGTTGCATATGGATTGAATACATCTATACCCTCAATGGAGACGCCAGGTACGTTTACTGCCTGACAGAACCAAGTTAAGTTTGGTGCGTCCTCCATTGTCAGTCTGAAACTGATATTGGAAAGATAGTTTAAATTGTCTGGTGTTTTGTTTGATGCAGCCATAGATTCCTTTATACTATTACTATTTATTCAACAGATTTTCAAACTCTACGTAATTCAGATGTTTTCCTACGTGAAATATGTTATTGTCGAATTCTTCCTCTATCCTCTTATGTTGTCTGAATAACTCTGTAGTATCATATTCTTCAGTCATTGGTTCGTTTCTTGTTGAAAGAATGATATTATCCGCAGT